CGTGGGGCCCCGGTTTTTGTGTGCACAACTTGTGCGCACCCGATTCGCTCAATCCTTTGAGCCAGACATACCATCACGGCCGTCTGTGGTGTGTTTAGCGTGGTCCAATCAAGATGGTGATTTCAATCTTGAGAGGTGCTACCATGCCCGCGTTAAATCCTAAAAACCATAACACCGTCGTTGGGTTTTCCTACCCAAGCTACGTCGGTGAGAAAGCTATGGTTGACCGATATGAAGGGCTTATCTGGCGCCCGGGTGATGCAAGGACGCAAGTTCTTGACTTCACTCGGGTTTCCGAGCGGCTCGTTGTCGAACCTTTCTTGACAAGTTGGTTCGACCCAGAGGGTATTGCATCCCCTGGATTCGGTCTGATCTGGTCTCCGTTCTTGGATAACCTCGGTGCTCCGTCTTACGGCGCAGCAACGAGGAACAAGGCGTATGCCAGGTTTAAGGATAAAGTGGTTGGAGAGTCCTCCCAACTCGGCGTTTTTGCTGCCGAGCGGAGAGAGGCTTACGGCATGATTGCTAATCGTGCTTTGGGTCTCTATAGAGCTGCCAAGGATCTGCGCAAGGGTGACTTTCGAGGTTTCTTAAGGAACCTCTCGACAAACCCAAAACGTAGACACCGTAACAAGTTAAAGTCTGCAGCCCATGAAGCATCTGGGCTCTGGCTTGAGTATTGGTTTGGGTGGGCCCCTACTGTCGACGAGTTATTCGGCGTTGCCGATACGTTGACAAAGGACCCTCCCGCTGGACGGTACTCCGGATCGGCTTCACAAGCCATCCGGTTAACAGAACCGTTCAACTCCACTACCTCTAGGACAGAGAGCGCAATTTATCGCGCGCGGACCGGGGCGACGGTTGTATTGTCTAACCCCGATCTTTTCCTCCTGCAGTCTATGGGTCTAGCAAACCCAGTCTCCATCCTTAACGAGGCCACCCCTTTTTCATTTGTTCTGGAGTGGTTCGTTAAATATGGAGCGGTCCTCGACAGTATGACTGACTTTCTCGGACTTTCATTGTCCGATTCTTATAAGTCGTACCGTCTTGAGAAAGTCAAACGCCGTATTGTGCATTACGCACCAGGAATTTCCTATTGCGCTGTAAGTACGGTTGATGACTCCTTCGGTTTTTACCGAGACCAAGGGCTGATAAAGCCCACAGTTGTTACAGCCGCTTGGCTGGACATCTGGAAATCGAAAACGCGGGCCGCTTCAGCGGTCTCTCTCCTGACCCAAGCTCTACTGAGCTTTAAATAAAGAGGTTTACCACATGGCTACTATGGCCAGTATCACAGTGAAAAACGTCGCCAATGCTGACGTCATCTACGTCGCCAAAGTCCCTTCTGCCGGCGATCGTTCTCCGGCGAAGTGGACCCAGGATGCGTTGACTGGTATCAGTGGTTGGCGTCCTCGCTTTGACGTGGTAACGCGGGACAACGGAAACAAAGACGGTCGCATTATCGAGGGGAATTTCGCGTACCCTGTCACCGGAACGGTGAATGGTACCTTGACTCTCCTCGGTACTGTACCGCTTCGCTTCAGCGGGACCTTGCCAACGAATCTGGACGTGGCTCAAGTTAACGAGGCATTTGTCCAGTTCGGCAACCTGCTGGTGTCGACCCTTATCAGGTCGGCGGCAAGCGATGGTTATGCTCCGACCTAAAGTCGGACGTAGCAAAATCCATTAGCATTACCAACTGAGGTGTATAATGGTCTTTGATTCCAGCCTCCGAAAGGTGGCATCCGCGCTTTACGTTCATCTCAACACCCCCCGATCTCTTACCGCATTAATACTCATGCGGTATGGGGAGTGGGATCAGCTTGTGTCTTTACGAGCCGATCCACGCAACTTCATCGACACGTCGATCGGGGCCGAACGCTTCCGTAAGGATGCGCAAGCCTCCGATTTCCTCCGCAAGTCGCCCCTAGTCCCAATAAAGCGGGATTTGGAAGCTGCGGCGGTTAAGACGTTCCATGAATGCGAGAATAGGTGCCTAATAACAAATCAGCTCCTCGGTCTGCTCGATGATGCCGTGATTGGCGAGATGCCAATACTCGGTCGTATGCGCCACGTCGTGGCGCATGCGCGAAAAATCATTGGGCGGATCTTGGGCCCCGTCCCTGAAACATTGGATGGTGGCTTTGGGCCTGGCACCTCGTTTGAATTGAGAGGTTCGACGTACACTACGTTGGCGGATAAACTGTGGATAACACCACATACTACGCCATCCTGTGCTCCGGTTTTTGAGCACATGTTCTGGCCCACTCTTTGGGGCAGGACTAGGCTGGCGGAAGGTCTACCTCTTCCGACTCTATGTCGGGGTAACAGATTCACCACCGTACCAAAAGATTGCACGAAGAGGCGAGGGATCTGTATTGAACCCCTCGGTAATCTCTTTTGTCAACTTGCGATTGGTGGTTATCTTAAGAGGCGTCTGAGCGCCGTCGGGATTCACGTGTCTCCTGCGACGGAGATAAGTGACCCTATTCAACGGCTTACGACGCGCCCGCCCCCTGAGGGGCAAGCGATTCACCGGTTAACTGCCTGCCAAGGCAGCATCGATGGATCGTGGGCGACTATAGACCTTAGCAATGCTTCCGATACAGTGGCTTTCGAGCTGGTTAGGCGGTTGTTACCTCCTGATTGGTTCGCACTGTTATCGTCATGCCGTTCCCCTTACACTTACTTGAAGGGTAAGTGGGTTCGTCTCGAGAAGTTTTCGAGCATGGGAAACGGTTTCACGTTCGAGCTTGAGACCTTGCTGTTTGTCGCCTTATCAGCGGCAGTGGCAAAGCTCATCCCTGGACGCGACCTGTTTGTCTACGGTGATGATATCCTTATCCCGTCGGCGGCAGATCGCGATGTTAGAGCTGTCCTGGAAGCCTTTGGCTTCGAAGTAAACCAGGAAAAGAGCTTTTCCTCAGGTCCCTTCCGGGAATCCTGCGGTGGAGATTTCTTTCTTGGCTACAATGTTCGTAGTTGTTTTGCAACTAAGGACATGGACAACTCACTTCAGTGGATAGCCCTTCATAACGAGCTTGTTCGACGCTGGGGTCATACCCTTGCTTCGCGCCGGTGCGTTGACGCTATACCATTGATTTACCGCGTTGGTGTTCCTCGAAAACTGGGGCACCTTGGCCTTTGGATTTCTCGATTTTTGAGAACCAAGGTAGAAGACGGTTGCACTTACGTGCGGACTGTTGTTAACAGTCCCCGTCCTATACCCTTGGACCGTTGGGGTGACAGTTTTACCGTCGCCTTAGCTGTCCTTGGGGTCCAATCTGGAGGACTTGTCCCTCGCGGGGCGGTCAACCCGAAACTAGGTTGGTACAGCATTAGCTAGTTTAGAGTTGAA